CAGGCGGCGCTATGACAGGAGCAATCACAACCAATAGCACCTTTGATGGTGTCGATATTGCTACAAGAGATGCAATCCTAACTTCTACAACTACCACGGCTGGCGCAGCATTGCCTAAAGCGGGTGGGACTTTGAGCGGAGCGATAGTTGCCGCCGACCAGATTATCAGCGCCCCAGTTCTCAAAGACATTGGGGAAACAGTTAAGACGGACCCCGGATCAGGATCGGCGGATACGATTGACTTAGAGGAAGGCAATGTCCATGACGTAACGTTGACGGCGAACTGCACGTTCACCTTCTCCAACCCGCCTGCTTCAGGAACGTCTGGAACATTCACCCTGTTCCTCAATCAGGATGGAACTGGTTCCCGCACGGCGACCTGGCCGGGTTCGGTGAAGTGGGCTGGTGGAACCGCGCCAACTCTTACAACTACTGCTAGTCGTACAGACATCCTCGTTTTCACAACTATCGACGCCGGTACCATTTGGTACGGAGCAGTTAGTGGACAGGACTTCTCGTAATGACAGTAGGTGCCGCTAAGTTCGGGTTAATGGCCGCCGCTGGCGGAGCCGCGGGCTTTGTCGCGACGGGTGGAATCATCAGTCAGTACGACATTCTCAACTTTGAGCAGGATTCCTCAGGCAACGGGCACCACGGTAAAAATGTTGGTGCCACTTTTGTATCTTCAGGTGCCTCTGGATATGCCTTAGACTTTGACGGTATTAACGACCATATGAAAGTCCCTATTCCCAGCACGATTAGTAATAACTTTACGGTATCACTGTGGGTTTATTGGGATGCTTCTGCTAGTGGTAGTGATTATGACTATCCGTTCGCTATGGGTATAGGCGCATCAGGGGGAGCCGAAAACGAGGGAGGACACTTCAGTTTTCGTCGTGACGTAAGTACAGACTATCTAACAATCTTTACTGGTAACCATAGTCACACAACAAGTGATGCTATGCCGACGGGCGAGTGGGTTCACCTCTTGTGTCGGTGTTACAACACAACACTTGAGTTGTATTACAACGGTGTAAGTAAGTCCTTAAGCAACACCCCGGCATCAGTAAACTTCAACATCACAACTGATGGTGGCGGAACTATTGGTGCTTACCACCATGATCTCTCTTATGGACCTGAAAGTAATTATGAGACACACCCCATGAACGGCAAGATTGATGAAGTTGCCATTTGGAATGCTGGCTTGACTCAGGCGGAAGCAGTAGCCATTTACAACTCTGGAACACCTCTTGATCTAACAGCGGATAGCGGAAACTATACATCTGCTAGCGATCTTCAATGTTATTGGAAGATGGATAACGCTCTTACTACGAAGCGAATACGCACCCATGCGTTCCGTGGGTCGGGCAAGTTCGTTGTGCATTCCGGCGAAGCCGATGTGGATTGTGTGGTTGTCGGTGGCGGCGGTTCGGGAGGAATCGGCAGGACATCGTACAACAGTCCATACCCCTCGCAGTACGGAGGTAGTGGTGGTGGCGGTGCAGGGGCTGTGCGAACGGCTACAGGTTACGCCGTTAGCGCTGGCGACTACACGGTTACTGTGGGCAATGGTGGTGCGCCTAAAGCCTCCTCTGGAAATGGAAATGCAGGTAGCAACTCTGTGGCCTTAGGGGTAACTGCTGAGGGAGGCGGTTACGGAGCCACATACAACGTTGATGGCGGTGACGGTGGTTGCGGAGGCGGGGGCGGTAGCGACTGGCAGGGTCCAAGCGGTACGGCCACAGGCCATGACGGTGGCACAGGAGATCCGGGCTATGACGGTGGACCCGGCCGACATGGTGGCGCGGGACCGGCAGCCGATGGCGGTGGCGGCGGAGGCAATGGTTATGTAGGGTACACCGGAGGCGGAAACTATTGGACCTATCAGGGTGGTCCCGGTGGTGGCGGATTGCCGTCTTATGGGATAGGTGCTCTTCCCACGCTCTATGGAGGCGGCGGTAGTGGTGCTGGATACTCCAACACTGATGGTGCCGGAGCCTCTTCAAGAAACAGAAAGAGTCGCGGCTACATGGCTGGTGGCGGTGTGAGTTGCGGCGGCAAAGATAGTCGTGGTGGGTTGGCTAACACGGGCGCTGGCGGAGCCGCAATGGGCAACCCGTCATATTTGTCGGGTGAAGGCGGTACGGGCATCGTCGTCATCCAATACGAGTTGGAAGTTGTGTAGTCATGGTTCTTCCTGCTTACATTGACGAAGGCACAGGCGAGATCACTGACGGTGAGGCATGGGTCGCCGTGTCCTCTGCTGAACCCAGCGGTGCGAACGTCGAGTTTGTTTCAACCGATGACGGGCAGGTAGGCGACTGGTCACAGTACGAATCCCTCACAATCATCGGCTACGCCCGTTCAGGAGTAGCAGGGTCTGGCAACACGGGCGTCTACTTCACGTTGAACAACGATGGGGCCAGCAACTATGCGTGGCAGCAACTCCAAGGCGACGGGTCGTCGGCTTCTGCCGACCTTCAAGCGTCGATCAGTTACATCCGTTTCGGGGTGGCACCACAGGCGTCAGCGACCGCCAACGCTTTCGGTGCCTACAAGATTGACCTGTTCGACATCAACTCGGGCAAGTACAAGTCTGTGCTGTGTCAGGGAGCCTCTGACTTGGCCGGGTCGGGCAACGTCAACCTGTTCGCTGGCACCTACAAGTCTCATGCTCCGATCACGGTGATTGATCTTTTGGATGACTCGGGCTTCGTTGCAGGTTCCCGATTCGACCTGTTCGGTGTGTTACCTCGGATGGTTGAGTAATGGAAGCAATCCAAACGATATATTTAGAGTCTGACGTATCGTCGGTGACGTTCTCGTCGCTGGGGTCATACGAGCATCTGCAACTGCGGATTATGACGATTGGCAATGCGTACAACGCGCTCAAGAATGGAACCTTCTACCTGAACGGTGACACGACAGATTCCAACTACCACCGCCAGTACATGCAGGGTGGTAGCAGCACGACATTTTCGGCTTCGTCCACGGGGAGCAGCATGTGGGGTCTTGTCTCCAAAGCAGACTGTACCCCCAACTACGGGCCTGCTATCATCGACATCTTAGACTACCGAAACACCAACAAGAACACGACCGTGACGAGTTTCTATGGCTCGCCTGCCGCACCGAACCCCTACCTCCAGTTCGTAACCTCTGTGTGGGACAACACGGCAGCCGTCACATCAATACTGCTGTGTCCCCAAGGTGGACCTGAGCAATACAACGGCTTTACGCGAGGTTCGTCCTTCACGCTGTACGGACTGGCGTCCTCATAATGGCTGCCTTCACGGTTATCGACCATGAAGAAGCCACTGGGAACATTACGTCGTGGAGCAAGGATTCCATCCCGTCGTCCTACGACCACCTACTGCTTGTCGCCTCAACCCGTGGTCAAAAGTCTGCATACTTCGATTATTACAAGTTGTGGTTCAACGACGACTCTGTTGGAGGATCGAACTACTCCCGCACGCCACTAGAGACAAAGGCGGGCAACGACATCCGGTCTGTCCGTCAAACTGGTCAGGGGTACCTTGCGATGAACGGCCTCATCGCGGCGTCGGCGCTGGCTGACACGTTCGGCACGATCAAGGTTTGGATTCCGAACTACACCTCGTCGAACTACACGCAGGTGTTCGCCGAGTGGGCGATCCCCAACAACTCCACCAACAACGACCAGTGGGGTGTCGGCATGATGGCTGGGATGCGAAATACGACGGGGGCAATAGACGAGATAGCCCTCGGTGCGGGCGACGGCTTTGTTGAGTTTTCGACCTTTACTTTGTACGGAGTGACTGGAGCATAGAAATGGCAAGACAGAAAGTTGTAAACGGAGATTATGTTGACCTCTCGCCAGAGGAGGAGGCCGAACTGGATGCACAGGCTGAGGCTCACGATCAGAATCTCACCGAGGTCAGACACCAGCGTGATGCTTTGTTGCATCAATCAGACTGGACTCAGTTGCCTGGAGGACCGCTAACCGATGAGCAGAAGACCGCATGGGATACTTATCGTCAGGAACTTCGTGACTACCCGGCTCAGTCCGACCGAGTTTCTACTTTACCCGAATGGCCGACACCACCTGAATAGGAGTCATCATGGCTGTACAGATTCAATTTCGCAGAGGCACTGCTTCAGAGTGGACGACCGCTGACCCGACACTGGCCGCAGGCGAGTTGGCCATTGAGACCGACACCGACTTCTACAAGATTGGTGACGGATCAACGGCATGGACTTCACTGGGGTACTCCTCGCTTCCTAGCGGGACAGCCCCCCTGGCCAGTCCGACATTCACGGGTACAGTCACCATGGCCGACTTGGTTGTCAATGGCACAACCTCAACGATCAACTCTGCAACGCTTACCGTTGACGACAAGAACATTGAACTAGGTTCTGTCGCTTCGCCCTCGGACACCACTGCTGATGGTGGAGGTATCACCCTGAAGGGTGCGACCGACAAGACAATCACCTGGGTCAACTCGACCGACACTTGGGACTTCAATCAGGGCATAAATGTCACGGGGACTCTGACCGCTACGGCGCTCGCTGGCCCTCTGACGGGTAACTCATCTACTGCCACCGCTTTAGCAACCGCTCGTACCATTGGTGGTGTCTCGTTCGATGGCACGGCCAACATCGCAGTCACGTTGGCTGCTACTGCGACAGCACTCGCTACAGGACGTACCATCAACGGCGTGTCTTTTGATGGCACAGCAAACATTACTGTCGTTGATTCGACAATGCTGCCTCTGGCTGGCGGAACCTTGTCGGGCACAGTTGACGCTGCCGATCAGATTCTCCAACGTCCGGTGATGAAGGACTACGCCGAAACCAAGGTGGCTATGGCAGCACATGCCGTGGACCTCTCTCTGGGGAACGTGCAGACCTACACGCTGTCCGGTAACCAGACGTTGACCTTCACCAACCCCCCGGCGTCGGGTAGTGCCGGGTCGTTCACTCTAATTGTCACCAATGGGGCGAGCGCCACTCTGACTTGGCCCACCTCTGTTGATTGGGCTGGTGGTACGGCTCCCACTCTGACTGCGTCAGGAATCGACATTCTGACGTTCACTACCATTGACGGTGGGACTATTTGGTACGGCTTCTTGGCCGGGGCGGATATGAAGTAATGCCTCTTGGTGCTTTTAAGACGGCCCTAATGGGGGCAGCCGGTGGTGGCGGAGGCTTTGTGGCGTTCGGTGGGATGATCACGCAGTATGAGACTGGCGGTACGACGTACCGTGTTCATACTTTTAGAGGGTCGGGCAAGTTTGTTGTGGCTTCTGGCGAGGCCGATGTGGATTGGCTGATTATCGCGGGCGGTGGTGGTGGTGGCGGGTCGAAGAACAACTACGGGTCGGATGCTGGGGATGGCGGTGGTGCTGGCGGCATGTTAACGGGCACGGGTGTAACGGTAGACGCTGATTCCAGCCCATACACGATCACGGTGGGTGCTGGTGGTAGCGCCGGGATCAGCAATCCTGCGGTTGGTGGTACCGCTCCTAACTCCGGTAGCAACTCGTCGGCGTTGGGGCAAACGACAGCGCTAGGTGGCGGCAAGGGCGGTGTAGCACCATACGACGGTGCTAACGGTGGCTCTGGTGGTGGCGGTCAGCAGACTTCAGTATTGGGTACCGGAACTGCTGGACAGGGCAATGATGGCGGCCATCACCTTGGAAATGGTGGTGGCGCTGCTGGTGCTGGCGGTGGCGGTAAGGGCGCCGATGCGACAGATACGACCGGTACTAATTACATTTATGCTACTGCTGGTGGTGCAGGAGCCACAGGCTACGGGATCACGGCATCCACTCCGCTGTACGCAGGTGGCGGCGGCGGCGGTCAGGGAAATAGTGCGTCTGGTACTCATGCTGCTGGAGGCACTGGCGGTGGTGGTAGTGGTGGCGATTCTACCCAGAACGGCTTTGGTGGTAAACCTAATACTGGTGGTGGCGGTGGCGGAGCATCTGCCCACGACAGCCCTGCTGAGAAGGACGGCGGTGGTGGCGGTGCGGGCATCGTAATCATCAGGTACGAGGTGGCGTAATGGCTGACCCCTCTTATATCGCAGACGACGGCACGCTTACAGATCCTGAGGCGTGGGTCGCTCTTGCCACGACGACGCTTGGGTCATCAGTGTCAGCCGTTACGTTTACGAGTCCGAACGATGGAAGTTCGCTGGACTGGGGTCAATTTATGGATTTAATGGTCATCTGGTATGCCCGCTCCGACAGGTCATCTACCAACAACGATTTTATTGTCCGGTTCAATAACGACTCCGGCAGCGACTATGAGGTTCAGTCGTTTAGTAGTTCGGGTTCTTCGGCAAACCCTTATGCGACTACGACCACCTTCATGTATGCGGGTAATCTGCCTGCTGCGAGTTCTACTGCCAACCACATGTCTGCTGGTGTTGCGTCGTTCATGGATGTGAACAGCGGCAAGTACAAGAGTTTGCTCGCCCAGTCCGCTAAAGACGCCAACGGTTCGGGCTATGCCGACTTGCTTTCAGGTGTTTACAGATCACAATCTCCGGTCACTAGGATCGACCTGATGGCGAGTGGCAACAATCTGGTATCGGGTTCCAAGTTTTCCCTGTTTGGGATCTTGCCAAGGATGGTTTCCTGATGGCCGTTATTGAAGCAATTAGGACAACCTATATGGAGGCCGACGGTTACATCCAGTGGCTTTCGCTACCCGACACCTACAAGCATCTACAGATTCGTGGCAGTGCCCAAGACCACAACGCCGTCAACAGTGCAAACAACTTCACTTTGGCGATTGCTGTCAACAACTCCAACGGTTACAACGAGTACTGCACGCATTCGATGAGAGGATTCGGGAGTTCAGTTACGAATCACGCACACACGACATGGCTACAGGCGGGCTACATGGGGGCCGAACCCGACATTCCCCGCTATGCAAGTTTTGTCGTTGACATCCATGACTATGCCAACACCAATAAGAGAACCGTGATAGTCGGCTTGAGCGGTTATGCAGGGACGGTCAATAATGTGGGGCTTCATTCTACTCTGTGGCACACAGCGGGTGGCAGCGCATCCACAAATACCGAAGGTGCGGTAGACCAGTTGTTGATATGGAGTCCGGGCGGTGGTGGGCTGTTGCGAGGTTCTTGTTTCACTCTGTACGGGATTAACGATTAGCATGGCTGTCTGGACCCACATCGCCCACTCTTCTTTGAGCCTGCCCGCTTCGTCGGTTACTTGGACAAGTATTTCAAGTTCTTATGACCACTTGCACATCAAGATGTCAGCACGGTCGTCAGATACCACGGGCAGTACGTCCACGCTCACTGATTCTGAGTTGCAGATGGGCAACGGCAGCGTCGATACTGGAACCAACTACTCCGATACTGCCTTGTTGGCATACGGGGGGAGTAACGCATTAGCAACCCGATCAACAGGCCAAGACACTATTCAGAGAATCTGGATACCAAGCGATTCAACAACATCCGACACCTTTTCTGTAACGAACATTTGGATACCCAACTACACGGCCAGTGGTTACAAGCAAGCCGTAATCACTAGCAGCGGCGAAAACAACACTACGACTCTTTACTATTGGGGCAACATCCTTGTGGCGGGCATGTGGCATTCCACTTCGGCTGTGACTCATCTCAAACTCAACTGCACAGTAGGGAATTTCATGTCTCAGAGTTCATTCGATCTGTATGGAATCAAAGGAGCATAATCATGCCCAGACAGAAGATTGTAGATAATGTTTATATTGACCTCACGCCAGAGGAAGAAGCAGAACTGGATGCACAGGCTGAGGCCATTGATCTGGACATAAGTCATGTTCGGGCTATTCGCAACAGCCTGTTGTCTGACACCGACTGGACTCAGATCGGGGACGCCACGTTAGGTGACCACACTGCTGAGGAATGGCGCACTTACAGAACAGCGTTGAAGGCAATCCCACAGAACTACACACGCCAGTCCACTGTGGTGTGGCCTGAAGATCCACCGACGGCCAAAGTCACACGCAAGGTGACCGCAGGTGAGGCAGCCCGTCAGTCATCCATCGACGGTGGCGGCACTGACGAAGAAGCCCAGACCGCTTACGACACGGCATACGCCGCCACGGATTAATCCAGGAACTTGGCATCCGGTGGAATGATCGCCGCCAACGAACGCGGAGTGTGATGCTCTTCACCGTTGGCATCAACCCAATGAATCCACATGGCCGGGTTGCTCAGTGCTCCCAGAAGGAGATCGGGATTATATTTCTCTCGAGCCATGCGCTCAGTCTACCGTGCCGGATCCCGGACGTGGTATTGTCGCTTATAGAGTCCCATGGAACGCGTAGTTTTTTGCCCATCAGATGAGCATCTCGCCGAGGCCGAAGAGATGGGAGAACTTTGGTGCGTACCCGTCCAGGTGGGAGACAGCGCACGGACCTCGATCCTCAAGTTCGACCGGTCGGTGGTCGGCATTCTCAACATTCCAACAGTCCAGCGTTTCGACATGGAGCGCACGGTGTACTGGGTGGGTCGTCCGATAAGCGGTACATATCGAGACGAGTTCAAAAATGTAATCGGGGTTCGTGGTCTGCTGGTGGGGCCACAGGGTGAACAGGATGTCGAACAGAGCGTCTTTTCTAATAGGTATCGAGCATCGTTCAAGTTCTGGATAGATTTCCCTGGTGATTATACGTTCAAGGTCGTTGACGACGACGGGGTTATCGCAACCCACGACTTCCAGGTTGTGAGATGACTCCGCTCATTGATAAGCCGGCACCGTTCATCCATCGCTACGACGTGGGAGACACCCAACCGTTTCTTGACGCTGTACTGATTACGACTGAGCGGATGAAACGGTGGAGTAGAGCGACGACTGGTGGCGCTGATGGACGGCCCGCGGTGACCAGTCCGACTCGAACCAACCTGAACTTCTCCGTTGAGGAAGTCGTCTTTCGAAGAGCAGACGACCGCCTGGGCGAAGTATATGCCGAACTAATTTGTGCCATAGAGGACGGCGTGAATCACTACTGCAACCAATACAACTTGGTTCTTGGAAACTGGGAGTTTTGGGGGGTTAACCGGTACGAAATGGGTGCCGAATATGAAAGGCATGCCGATAAGGGTGGCGGTAATACACGGCTGCTCAGTGCAGTGGTCTATTTGAATGCTGTCGAGGGGGGCGGCGAAACCCGCTTCCCATTATGGGATCTCGCAATTAGTCCGGACCCAGGGACGATGCTGATCTTTCCCTCTTCCTATCCCTATACACATGTCGCTGAGCCCCCCACCTCTGGCTCAAAGTACTCGATGGTGACGTGGCTCCATGCGCGTTGAGATCGTCGGCGAGTGTGTTTGGGTGGTCAGGGATTACTGTAGCCCTGCCCCAAAAGCGGTGGAACAGGCAGAGGCAGCATCGCTCGAGGAGTGGGGTGGTACCAAGTTTCTTGAGATGTTCAATGCGTGTTCGTCGATTAGATCATGGGTCGCCCATTGTCCATCAGTCGGCATCGAAGAGATACATACATCCGACGTCATATTGAAAGACTATTTCGACTACTACGAAGTCGGGACGTGGACGGGAGTGTCGAACGGGGAGTTATTTAAAGTCTCAGGCATGGGCACCACCGATGACCTTCATGTCCCTGATCACACTGCTCATGTGCACTCTCTCGCTGCTGTCGGCTCGTCGGATACGCACTACGTCAGGGTGGAGCGATTCGAGTACGACATAGATCTCAACCCGGGAGATTTGGTGTTACTCCCTGCCCTGTTCCCCTATGAAGTGGCTCTGTGTGGCTCGGGGGCTGACCCTAGTTACTTCCTTAGACAATTCTTGATGCAGAACTCATGAAGCCGGTACGACATGTTGTTGTGGTTGGTTCTGGAACCGCTGGACTCATTTCTGCTCTGCAACTCAAGTCCCTACTGCCCAGCCTAGAGATCACCGTGGTCTCGTCGAGTGATGTGCCGATTGTTGGTGTTGGCGAAGGAAGCACGGAACACTGGACCCCCTTCGAGAGGCGCGTCAAAATCCAGAGGCAGGACATGGTACGCAAATGTGATGCTACCTATAAATTCGGTATCCGGTTCAAGGGTTGGACCCATCACACTCCTGATTATTTCCACAGCATTGGGAACCCCGGGCTCTGGGCCGGGACATGTAACGAACTGTATTCATACCTGGCCCTCAACGGAGTTCAGTTGACTACCGCTTCGTACCCCAACGATATGCAACAGGGCTATGTCAGAGACGAAAGGAACCATGATCAAACAAACCAGTTCCATTTTGATACATTCAAACTCAATTCATATCTCACAAGGTGTTGTAAGCGTGTTGGTATAGATTTCATAGACACGGAAGTAACTCACATCAACAGGAATCTAGAGCACGGCGACATAGAAAGTCTGGGGACTGCGGATCATGACATTATGGGAGACTTCTTCATCGATGCCACCGGCTGGTCTCGTTCCATCCTGTCCAGGGTGGCAGAGTCGGTGGAGTGGGTATCATTTTCCGACTATCTGCCATGTGATTCCGCTGTCGCCTTCCCTACCCTTCATCGAGAAGACAAGAAGATCCTGCCATACACCACTGCCAAGGCGCTGAGCGCTGGATGGCGCTGGGAGTTGCCCACCCGAACACGCAGGGGAAATGGTTATGTATTCTCTTCTGCGTACTGTTCTCCGGATGAGGCAGTCCGGGAAGCGAGCGCAGAGCAAGAACTTATCGGTCCCGTCAGGACATTTCGCTTTGACCCGGGCTATGTTGCGAACTCGTGGGAGCACAACTGTTGTGCGATCGGCCTGTCGTCAGGCTTTGTGGAACCACTTGAGGCCACCTCGATCGCAGCCTCTATCAACCAATCTCTACTGCTCTCCTCTTACCTACCCGTTTACCGCCCAGGTGAACAGGGATTGCGTGACAGGTATCTACGCATAATGGATTCCATGATGGACAACACGCTGGCAATGATCTCTCTTCATTACATCTCTGATCGCAAGGATTATCCGATGTGGAAAGACCAACAACTGGCTCCACGACCACCGTTGCTCGAAGAACTACTTGACATCTGGCAATACAGGGGTCCAGAAAGTCACGACGTACCGCAGACTGGGTTCGAATTATTCCAGGCTCCCCACTTCTGGCATGTCGCTCTCGGCCAGGGTGTGCTCAACCTTGATAGTATTCGCACGGTCCTCAACGCACGACATCGGAGCAACTGGCTCACCCATCGCGCTGCCGACTTACACGCTTTGCAGAACAGCAAGGTCACAAAACCTCACGCGGAAGCACTGAACAAATGAAATTCGACTTTCCTTGCGGGACGCACGCTGCCCTCATGGTGGCCGACGGGATGGTTGATCTCGACATCTGTGAAAAAGTGATTAGCGAGTGCCGTCGATACTATGAACAACTT